GACGCCGACCTGGTGAAGCGCGGCGGCGAGCTGAACGACCAGTTCGAGACGGTCTCCAAGGTCATCGACGTGCAGCTTTAGTCGGCGCTCGTGGACCTGGGGCCGATCCTGGTCGGCCTACTTCAGCAGATGGCCAACCTCGCGAAGCTGGCGGCCGACGTGGCGGACGCCTTCCGAGGCATCGAGAACAAGCGCACCGATCACCTGAAGTCCCTGCGCGAGGAATTCGTCCAGCAGGCGAACGGCCCGCTCAGCGCCATCTACGGCCCGAACGCGCGCAAAAAGATTGCCGAGATCGACGTGGAGCTTGCCAAGCGCTCCGTCGTGGCCCCCGCGCCCCCCAAACCTACCCACACGTTGATCGACACGAGCAAGACGCCGAAGGGACCGAAGGGCCCCCGCGACGACACCGAGCAGCGCATCGAGTCTATCAACGCGGCCCTCGCCGGAGCCGCCCGCGATCTCCTGCAAGCCCAAGGCGGGCTGACGGAGAACATCGAAGCCCGCGCCGAGATCGAACGAAAGATCGCCGACGAGGAAGCGGCGCAACAGGTCGCGAGGCTTCAGAAGGCCAAGGCCGATCTCGCGGACGACAAGGGCTTCAAGGGCGACAAGGCCGCCGAGCAGGCCAAATTGGACCTCGCCATCGCCGCGACTCAAAGCGCGGCCACCGCGAAGCAGGAAGCGATCACCCGCAGGGCTGCCCTCGCCATCGAGGACAAGCAGATCGAGGTCTATCAGGCGACCGTCGAAGCGCAGATCGCCTCGCTGGAGGCGGAGGCGAGCATCGCTACGACCGCGAGCCAGCGCAACGCCATCGAGAAGCGCATCCTCGACCTTCGCCAGCAGCTTGAGGCCGACCTCAAGGGAACCCAGATCGACCGCGACCTGGCGAACAAGTTGATCACGACCGATCAGGCCAAGGATCAGAAAGCCGCGCTGGGCGTGACCCAGGACGCAGCGCGTCGCCAGTTCACGACCGATCACCGCAACCCCATCGACCAGTATCTGGCCTCCGTCCAAGACCTGAACACCGAACTGCAGACGGCCGGCGTGCAGGCGTTCGACAGCCTCGCGAACAGCCTGGCCGACGCGATCCTCAACGCGAAGAACCTCGGCGAGGTGGCGTCCAACGTGTTCCGCCAGCTGGCCTCGCAAATCCTCTCCGACACGATCAAGAGCGTCGGCAGCAGCATCTTCAGTTCGGTCCGGTCCGGGATCACGGCAAGCATCACCGGGCACGCGTCAGGGACCGACAGTTCGCCCGGCGGCCTGAAGTGGGTCGGGGAGCGCGGGCCTGAACTGCTGAACATCCCCAAGGGCGCCCAGGTCATCCCGAACGACATCCTGCGGTCGCTGGCCCGTCGTCCGGCTGCGGCCGCGCCGATCAGCGGCAAGGGCGACCAGTACTTCACCTGGAAGATCACCACGCCGAACGCCGACAGCTTCCGCCGTTCCGAGCGGCAGACCCTGCGTCAGGCCAAGCAGGCGTTGGGGGCGGTATGAGCAGCTTCGTCGACGTCTACGCGCCCACCTGCATGCGGTCGCTGGAGAAGCCCATTGTCGCGGCCCCCCGCTGGGACACCACCATCCAGGTCACCGCGGGCGGCAATGAGCGGCGCAATCAGAACTGGGAACACCCACTCTGGAGCTTCAGCCTTCCGGAGGCAGTGCGGCATCAGTCCCATTTCGAGGATATCCTGACCTTCTGGCTGGCGCTCGGCGGGCCGTTCAAGTCGTTCCCCTGGCGGAACCCGCTGGACCTCGCCTCGGTCGATCTGGTCCGCCCGAACACCCCGCCGACGGTCAGCCATCTGGATCAGGCGCTGGGAACCGGCGACGGCGTGACGAGGACGTTCCAGCTTCGCAAGGTCCGCAGCTACGGCGGGCTGACCTACACCCAGGACATCCACCTACCGATCCTCTCCACCGTCCTGATCGGTGACAACGGTTCCCTGATGGGCGGGTCTCCGATCGGCTACGAGGTCAGCCGCCCCGGCGGGATCGTGACCTTCGATACGGCGCCGCTGCCGGGCCACGCCCTGACCTCCGGCTACCTCTTCGACACCGAGGTCCGGTTCTCCGACGACAGCGCCTTCCAGGGCGTGGTCCGCAGCCGCCGGTTCGCAGGCTTCCCGGACATCAACCTCGAAGAAGTGAGGCCCTGCTGATGGCGAACCGCTGGATCGACAGCCTCGGGCGCTACGGCGGGACCAAGAGCTACATGCTGAACGGCTCGTCGAGCCAGGCGTGGGCACAGGTCGACGCGGGCTGGACGCTCTCCAGCGCCAACCCCCGCACCGGCGCTTGGCACCTTCGGCTCGTGCCGGCGGCGGGCAACACTGAAGCGCGCCGGGTGTTTGGCGACCAATTGGGCGCGGTCTATTTCGGGCAGGCGATCTATCTGACGGCCCTGCCGTTCTCGGAGCACTTCATCGGCGGCGGCGGCAGCAACTCCAGCATCCGGGGGATGTTCCTGGCCGCCTTCCGCGACCAGGCCAACGGCAATCAGGTGACCTGCTGGCTCGGCACGGATGGAGCGATCGTCGTCTACCGCGGCGGGGATCTGCAGGGCAGCGGCGCTTTTACGGGCGCGCTGCTGGGCCGAACCATCCCGGTGATCGGAACGGGGGCCTACAACCACATCGAATACTTCGTGACGCCCCACAACTCGGCTGGGGCCCTGGAAATCCGCGTCAACGAGGTGACCCGGCTGAACCTGACCGGCATCGACACGGTGAACACCGCCAACGTCGAGGTCAGCCAGGTCGCGACCGGCGTGACAGGGAATTGCACGCTCGGCGTTCTGGACATGGCCGACGTCTACGTGAACGACACGGTGGACGATGGCTCGGCCTGCAACGACTTCATCGGCGATGTGAAGGCCGGGCTTCGCATGGTGGCCAGCGACACGGCGCAGGCGGACTTCGCGCTCTCGGCCGGCATCTCCGGCTTCGCCTTGCTCAACGAAACCCCGCCGGTCGACAGCAGTTATATCAGCCTAGCCGGGACCACGGGCCGCAGCGACTTCGGTATCGATCCCGGCCCAGCCAACACTACGGAAATCCTAACCGCCCGTCCGTTCATCCGCGCGCAGAAGGACGACGCCGGCACCTGCACCATGGCGCCCAACATGTCGTCTGGCGGAACGCTGGGGACGGTCGACGATCAGTCCATCACGACCGGCGCGGGCTACGTCGACAACTGCGTGCCGCTGGACCCGGATATCGCCGCGCCATGGACGCTGACCACGCTCGACGCGGCCCTTGAGGTCATCGAGCGCACGGCCTGACGATGACGACTGCGAAGGTCACCCAGGCCGGGGTTGAGGTTCTTGAGCGCGTCACCCCAGGCGTGCTGGTCGAGCAGGCCGGCGTCGAGATCCTGCAGCGCGTCCAGCCCGGCCTCACGGTCATGCAGGCCGGCGTCGAGTACCTCTACAAGGCCGTTCCCTGCGCCACGCAATGGACCCAGGTCTGGATCATCACGCGCCGGGACGATGAGGTCTTCCGCTTTACGGCACTGGACCGCGATCTGGTCTGGATGGGCGAGATCCACAAATCGTGCGGCAGCATGAACCCCTCCGCCTCGGAAAGCTCCGATGAGGTCGGCGGGGTCGGCAGCATGGAACTGGCCGGCATCCTCGGCGAGGCGCTGGCGGCCGGCTACGTCACCGAGAAGGACCTCTACGCCGGCCGGTTCGATGGCGCCTATGTCGAGGCGTGGCTTGTCGGTTGGGGAATGGACGACGGGACGGCCCCGCGGCGTCTGCTGGCGGGCACCTTCGGCAAGGCCGACTTCGGCGAGACCGGCTGGCGCATGGAGTTGCTGGGCGACGGCGCGTTGCTGCAGCAGACCGCGCTGCTCTCCACCTACGGGCCGGGCTGCCGGTGGAAAAACGGCGGCGGCTTCGGCGGGCCGGAATGCGGCAAGGATCTCGGCCCGCTGACGGTGAGTGGAACGGTCGACACCGGCGGCGAGCGCGCCTTCATCGACGCGGCTCGAGTTGAGGCAGCGGGCTACTTCAGCCGCGGCCGGGTCAGCTTCACGAGTGGCGCCAACGAAGGGCTGTCCGCCGAGATTCGCACCCATGCGGCCGGCGGGACTTTCACGCTCTGGCCGCGGTTCGCCGCGCCGATCGCGGCGGGGGACACCTACGACATGACCCCCGGCTGCACCTACATGAAGGACGACGACGCCGGGACGCAGGGCTGCCGGACGTGGGGGCAGATCACCCGCTACGGCGGCTTCGACCGCACCCCCGGCCAGGACTCGCTGGAAGAGGCCCCCGATGCCAAGCAGTGAGGCGATCGTGACCGCCGCCCGCTCATGGGTCGGGACGCCGCTCCGCGCCGGTCCTGCCGCCCAAGGTGTGGCGGTAGACGACTGGGGCCTCGTGCGGGCAGTGGGCGAGGCGGCCGGCCTGCTGACGATCGAAGTAGATGCTGCCTTGGTCGCCGGCGCACGGCGTGCGTTGGCCGAGGCGATGCTGCACCCGATCGAGACCGGGGAGACCGGCGACGTCGCCCTGGTCGACGGGCGACTGGCCATCCTTGCGGACCACAACGGCCGAGCCACCCTGATCCGCGTCGACGGCGCCCCGGGCTCGCGGGTCTACGCCAGCGGCGCGGCGCACGCCAAGGTCGTTGAGCACGGTTTCACCGGCCACTGGCCGGGCCGCGTCGAGGCGTGGTTCCGCTACCCTGGCCTGTCATGATCGAGTTCATGATTGTGGCCCTGCCTCGCTCAGGGACCACCTGGGCGGCGAACTGGCTGACGACGGGGGCGCTGCACTGCATCCACGATCCGCTGCGCCTGGCGCATTACGCGGACTGGGACGCGGAGTTGTCCTGCGGCGGCAAGCGCACGGGCCTAGCCTGCACCGGCGCTTGGAACTGGCCTGAGTGGCTGAACGCCCATCCGGCCCGCAAGGTGATCCTGCACCGGCCGCTTGATGAGGTGACCGCCTCGCTGGCGCGTATCGGCTTGCCCGGGGATGCGCCGCTCAAGGGCGCACCCAAGCTCGACGAGATCGAGGGCCTGCACGTCCAGTGGACCGACCTCTTCGATGCGGCCGGCGCTGCGGCCATCTGGGCGCACCTGACCGGCCTGCCGTTCGACGGTCTGCGCCACGCGGCGCTGCGGGAGATGAACGTGCAGCCGCGCTTCGACGACCTGACGATCCGACCCGAGGCCACCCGCAAGCTGGTCGCCGACATTCGTGCGATGATGGGGGCCTAGATGCCGATCTTCGTCGCCACCGCAGCCGCAGCAACGACGGCGGCTGCCGCCACGGCCGCGGCGGCGACGGCGGCCACCGCGGCCACCGCGGCGTTCAGCTGGACGGCGATTGCGGTCAATGTCGCGATCTCGTTCGGCCTGCAGGTGCTGTCGAACATCCTCGGGCCCGGCGTATCGGGACCGAGGCTCACCGATCTCTCCGTCACCACTTCGACCTTCGGCAACGCGATCCCGCGCGCCTTCGGCGATGAGATCCGCCTAGCCGGCAACGTCACCGACAGCTCCGGGCTGATAGAGACGAAGCACAAGAAGGGCGGCTTCCTCACTCCGAAGATCACGACCTACAGCTATTCCATCGGCGCGATCGCCATCAACCTGATGGAGCGCAGCATTGCCGAGGGGCCGATCGAGGGCATCGGCCGCTTGATCGCCAACGGCAAGGTGATCTTCGACCCGACGCTGGGGACGCCGTTCGCGGAGGATTTGGACGGCGACGGCCGGCTGATCTCGCGCACTTGGACGAAGGCCAGCGGCACGCACTCGGTCTTCGAGACGATCACGGTCTACGGCGGCGGTTTTGATCAGGGCCCCGACCCTGACCTCGAGGCCCTGTTCGGCGTGGGCGAGGTGCAGGGCTACGTCGGCACGGCCTATCTCGTCATCACCGGCTGGCAGTTGAAGGATTACGGCAACCGCCTGCCGAACATCGAGGTCATGCCGCAAATGAAGACCGGCCAGAGCTTGGCTGACATCATCGGTGTGGTCTGCGGCGCGGCGGGTATCGACGTCGAGCACGACATCTCGTCCACCCAGATGTCCGATGTCCCGGTGCGGGGCTACGTGCTCGGCCGCCCGATGAGCTGCTGGGACGCCCTGAAGCCGCTGCAGATGGCCTACAATTTCGAGGCGGCGGAACAGCAGGGCCAAATCCGGTTCATGCACCGCGCGCAGAACATGCGTGGCATCATCCCGCTGGATCACATGGGCGGCCACGCCTTCGGCGACGCGCGGCCGCAGCCGATCGCCTACAGCCGCACGCTGGAGACGGCGCTACCCCGCCAGGCGGCGCTGACGTTCCTGGACCCCGCCCGCGACTACCAGGCCAACACGCAATACGACAGCCGCTCGGAGGGCTCCGCCGACAACATCGTGACGATGGAGCTCCCGCTGTCGCTGACCGCCTCGGAAGGCCGCGGCGTGGTCGGGCGCCTGCTCTGGGAGCAATGGATCGGCCGCGCGCCAGCGTCCTTCAGCGTCACCGATCAATGGATCGGCATCGAAGCTGGGCGGGTTTACGGCATCCCCACGTCGGCCGGCATCCGCCGCCACCGGATCACCAAGCGCACCCGGGGCGCGAACGGCGTCATCGAGATCGAGGCCGTCGCCGACGAGAGCGACGTCTACACCTTCCGGCCGGGCGGGGCCGAAAGCGCCGTCCCGGACAATCCAGTCCGCCTTCCGGGCCCGGTGAACCCGCCGCTGATCTTCGAGCCGCCCAGCACCATGACCGACGGCGGCCCCGAAGTGTGGCTGGCGGTTTCCGGCGGCGATGGCGTCACGGCCAATCCCGACTGGGCCGGCTGCGAGGTCTGGGTCTCCACCGACGACGCGAACTTCGAACTGGTCGGCGACGTCACCGGCCCGGCCGCTCAGGGTGTGCTCACCGCCGATCTCGCCTCTTATGGCGGGACCAACCCGGACACCGGCAACACCCTCAGTGTTTCCACCGCGATGAGCGGCGAAGACCTGGCCTCGGTCAGCGCAGACGATGCGGCGCGCGGCGCCCCGACCTATTACGTGGGCGGGGAGTTCGTCGGCGCTGAGACCGTCACGCCCCTCGGCGGCGATCTCTTCGACCTGACCGACCTCTACCGTGCCCTGTCGGGCTCCACCGACGCGGCTCACCTGACCGGCGCGGACTTCGCCCGGCTGGACGCGGCGATCTTCACCCACCACCTGCCGGCCGAGTTGGTCGGCGTGCCCCTCTTCTACCGCTTCCCCGGCAAGGGCGAGAGCCTGACCGGCGTTCCCAGTTACAGCTACACGCCGACTGGCGCGGGCTTCGGCGGGGCGGGCTCCGGCAGCGGAGCGCCGACCGAGGCCTCCGAGAACCTCCCGCTTTCCACGGGCGGCTCGGGCGGCGAGGCGGGCGGCTACTGCCTGGTCAACATCTGGGACGACAGTGGGACCGCGAAGCTGCGGCTCGCCGACTGCACCGTCCTGGCGCGACCGTGCTTGGCCTTCCTGACGTCGCCCCTGGCCACCAGCGGCCTCGGCGTGCCGCACTTCACCGGCCAGATCACTGGGCTCTCCGGCATGACGGCGGGCGCGGAACTGTTCTGCGGCGAAGACGGCGAGTTGACCACGGTCAGGCCCACCGCATCCGGTTCGCGCCAGCAGGTTGTCGCCATCGCCACCGGGCCGACGACCGCCGACTTCCGGCCGCAACTGCCGTCGGCCACCGACATCAACCCGTAATCGGGAACTCCACATGAAGAGACTTCTCGCAGCCCTGGCCGCCGCGTGGCTGGCGTTCGCGCCGCCCGCGCTGGCCCAAGTCACGGCGCTCCGGCCGCTGGTCAACAACACGCCCAACGGCGGGACCGCCAGCCAGTCGATCCCCAACGGCAAGACGCTGCTGCTGCCTGCCCCGGGCTCGGGCAACGCCAGCCTGAACCTGCCGCAGGGGACCGCGCCCAGTTCGCCCAATGACGGTGACGTCTGGTTCACCAGTTCGGGCATGTTCATCCGGGTCTCCGGATCGACCATCGGTCCGCTCAGCGCTGGCGGTGGGTCTCCAGGCGGCTCCAGCGGCCAGATCCAGTACAACAACTCCGGCGCGTTCGGCGGGGCCAACGTCAGCGGCGACTGCTCCGCATCGATCCTCGCGTTCACCTGCACGAAGACCTCAGGCGTCAGCTTCGGCTACTTCGCCACCGGGACCGACGCATCGAACCTGACGGGCACGGTCTCGGTCAACCGCTTCAACAGCGGGACGGGCGCCTCATCCTCGACCTTCCTGCGCGGCGATGGTACGTGG